ATTGTCGGGAAAGAGCTTCTTGTTCCATGCGTAAGGGTACATCCCGTAGCGTTCGTTCTCAGCGATTTGCGGTTCCATCAATTCAAGTGTCATTCGTTATCCCCCCCCTACCCCCAGGGCTCCAGAAAAATTAACAATTTTTTCGGCTAAACCTCCTATGACCATTTTACCCTGCCCTTCAAGTACATAGCCCCCAGATCCCACCAACCCTTCACCAACTGGCGAAGTGAAATGGACCCTCAAGGATTGCCTCCCTTACCGTCAAGGGTTTCAGGCCAATCCTCCTGCATATTGATCTTGGTGAACGTATCTGTCTCGGGGTCATAGGCAAATTCAGTCCAACCCAAAGGTCCATCAAGGTCGAGGCCCTCTTGTTTCCTGTCCGTCACTTCGACGACATTGGGCGGCAAGCCTGGTCCTTTCCCTGGAACCCTGCTGGACTTGAGCATGGCCTTGATGTGGTTTCCGACAACAATCCCATCGACTCTGACGATCAACTCTGGATCAAACTCAACAAAGACTCTGTGCATTACAAATACTCCACCACACGGGCGATAAAAGTGGCCCGTCAGTCAGCCACCGCCTGACCGCCCATCGTAACGGGTGGTCTAAAGGATCTTACGGTGACGGAATCAAACAATTCATGACCCCAGAAGTGAAAAAGATTGTCACCATCTCCCTTCGGCAACGCAGTGCTCCCCGTGCAATCGATGCAAAGCACCTCTCCCATGTTGGACCCTTGCTGGAAGACATAGGATTTCGCGAGGTCCACGGCGGAAATGAGTGCAGTTACAACTAAGGTTGTCGCCAAAGGAGCCGTGTAGGTAACTTCTTGGGTGTCTATACTAATTGCGGTCATGCTCTCTCCTTAAATAAACATTACGGCGGTCACATAAACCTGAAGATCACCTCGTCCACAAGCCCCTGCGGGAGTGGTCTCTCCAGGGGTGAAGCGGTCGTATCTGATGAGAGTAATAAGCCCCGGTAAGGTGATCAGCTTCAAAGTACCGTGCCACGTTTCCGGATTACGCTGCGTTGAAATGTTTCCAACTGCTGGAGGCACAATGGCATAATCAATCCCCCGCAAATAACAGAAGCTCTTAGCCACCTGAGCGAATGATAGGGCGGTGGCTGGAGCCCCGGCTGGAGCCCCGGGGCCAGCGACAATACAACTCCCTACAGAAGCAACACCAAGGACACCCATATCAAAATCGCAGTTCACGACAATCACATCAGCACTCGTCCCGCCTGCTCCTGTGTGGGAAACCACCGTAAAGAACTGAGTAACCCCTGTCGCTCGCGGCAAAGGAAATGTTGGCGAACCAGGATCAGGCCAGATTCCCCTGAACGCTGTAACGGAGCTGGCAAATCCCGCTACGATGCCTGTAAAACTGATATTCAGCCGCCACGTTTGTTCGCGGCTGGTGTTTGATACCCCGTTTTGCCCGCGATCGACGATCCAACTCTTGGTGATATCGACTGGAGTTGGCAAGATAAAAGTTGCAGAAGAAGGGTTTGCTGGAATGTCAAAGCTCCCCCCCAAGAAAACGCTCCCGCGTTGGATCAAAACTTCTACTCCACTGGCGATACCGACAAAGGGTTGCGGAAAGCTCCGAACACCCGCTGCGGTTCCAGACGTATTGAGGCCCTGGGAGTTTATATCTGGAAAAGTTTGGGCTATCCGTTCAGTCGGGCTCATGTAAATTCCACCACCGAAATCTTGGTTGTAACGGAGACTGGCAAAGACGGACCAATTACTGGATTTGCTGCTGCGGAGTTCCTGCTCACCAACACGCTTGTGGTAGTTGGTTGTTCAATCCAGACACTGTGTGCGTTTGCGTTCCAACCCTCGCCAAAAAGTTGTCCACCTGAAATGTTTCCAGGACCTTGCTTCCAGATATAGGTTCTACCCAAAACCACGGCAGAAATCGCCACTGACACGCTCGTAACTCCGATACCCAAAACAGCCGTAATCTCTTGCACGGCCGTATCTATTGACTGACCGCCACCTCCAACAATCCCAGGGATGCTAGGGAATTGCTCCAGGTCGCTTCCCGCCTTCGGGATCCCCGGAAGAGTCTCAGCTTCATCTGTCGGGTCGTGTTTTGTCACGCATTCTCCATCTCGGCACAACTGACGGTTATGGAAATGTCACCAAAACCGCCCGATTGCTTTCTTGCTTCAATGATCCATTCTGATCCCGGCCTGATATGTAATCTCCAGATCTCGGTGTTGCCAGCTCGCAACTGTCCGACTCCTCCTGAAGCCGATCCCCGCCAGAAGTGTTTATTTGCCGTGGCCTCAGCTTCTGGCCTGACCTTCAAATCGTATCCAGTGTCTATATTGGAGAAATTGCAGACGATGATCGTGATCTGGAGCGCAGTTCTCCCGGCGGTGATCTGGGTGATCTCCTCGAGGACCGTCGTCAATTCCGCTTGTGCTGGTTCTGGATAAAAAACGTCGCCTACAGCCATGTATTATAAGTACCCATTTGAAAATCCCGAAGTGAAAGCAACCACCGCCGTTGTTGCGGGTGGACAGACCTCCGGTGCGCCTGAGTTAAACACTTGTGCCACACTGATAGTGAGTGCTAGAGAAGCAGCTAGGTCGGCTTCGCCCTCCACTACCCACTCTTCTCTGGGTCTTAGCCCGAACTCCCAAAACTCAGTACTTCCAGCCGGGATCTCGCGAACGAAACCCGCGGTATTCGATCCCCGCCAGAAATGTTTATTGGCCGTGGCATCCGGGTCTGGGCGTACCTTAAGGTCATAACCCACAGGAACATTAACGAAGCTGCACACGACGATGGAGAGCTGCATCCCGCTCTCTCCGGTGTTGATAATCGCAAGCGTCGTCAGCGCGTCAGGGATAACGGCCTGAGTGATGTTGAGGTACTCAAGAAAGACAGGACCGCCTTCTGCTGCGAGACTCGGAGGGCAAATTCCCACTAGAACACTCCCGATACAAACGCATGAATTTCATGGGGGTTAGACCAACGCCATGCCCCAACCGCCGCATTGTTGGTCACCAGGAATCGACTGTTCACAGCCTCCCGCACGGAGCCAGAGTCACCATCATTGGAGATGTTCATGGTGCGCCGATCAAAGCCCCGGCCGACGTTGAACCGCGCATTGGCTCGGACGTTGAGAGGGGTATTGGGTTGGTCTCTCAGCTCCGGAGGCTTCCCCAGGAAGTTGGTGTCAACGTAGTTCTTGGTGGCTAGATCCTGGGGCTGAGTGGGGTCAGCGCCATTTTCGGCCTTGTTCCCACCCAGGTTGATAACGTCCGCGTGAATGTGTGACCCTCGATTCCCTCCGAGAGAGTCCAGGCGGTTCTGCACATCTCGCAGAATGAAGTTGAGGAAGTCCCAATCTCCTTCATTGACCTGAAAGTTACCAGCGGTTTCATTTGGCATCTGTACTCCTTCTAAGCGGCAGCTTCACGGCCTGAGATTAATCTTGCTCGTTGATAACCCCGCTCCCCTGCAAGCGGATGCCACTCCACATCCGATTGGTCGAACCAGAGCTTGAAAGGACTAGGCGAGGTAAAGACAAAGCGGAAGAACTGACCCTTCAGGCCAGCGGGAAGCCGCAGCAGCTCCCTCTCCCATCCTGATGCCGGGTTAGTAAGAAAGGTCAACGTATGATCGGGAGTTGCGAGGCCGGGTTCATCCACATAGATCTCCAGGGTGATGATCGCGGCTCCCTCTGAAGCGATCCACATACGCCGAATGAACTTGAATCGGGTGTAGCCGAAGTCCAGCTCGTAGGTGTCCCAACGGGTGACGTCGAGTGGATCCCGGAGAAATTCAAAGTTGTGGTTGTAGTAGGAATAAGGTCCACCCTCAAACGTCAGACGAGTCAGCTTCCCGATCGTATCCACGTCCAGGGAAATGATTTCGATCTGCCGGCCAGTAGTGGTCACGACAGGGGATTGAGTCACGACCCCATCGACCTCCACGTTCACAGTCACGGCGTTACCCTGAGTGTCTATATCGAGGATGAGCTGTCGCAGCCGTTTATCTCCCGGCCAGCTCTCTGAGCTCCATTCCGTTTGGCCCGTTCCCCCGGTGCCTCCGACAACTGACTTGGGCTCGACCAGCACCTCAACATCGTGCTTGTAGTAGATGAACTCTGTGGCTGCAGCCGTTTCCAGTTTGAAACGAATCAGTGTGCCTTTGGTGTCCTTCGGGAAGGAAAGGTAAACCTTCTGCTGGCTGGTTGTATTCACCGTGAATGGGGTCAGGTCCACTCCGTCGACCTCTGGAGTCACCGTCACATCGGCACTATTGGTGTCGATCTCCAACATAAACTGGACAAAGAATTTCTCCGTGGGCGTACCGACCTCATCCCAGGGAGTCTGCATCCTAGTGGTCGATTCCAGGGAGTTGTCCAGCCAGTCGAAGCTGTGGAAGTAGACCTTGACCGGGGCTGTTGCCGAGGTGGACTCCACCAGGATACGGGCGATCTTACAGTCCGTGTCAAAGGGCAGCGACAGGATGCGTCTTTCCCTGCCCACTGTAGAGACACCAGCGAATGTCTTTGAAGGAGAGCCGATCTGGGTCGAGCTTCCGTCGCAGAACACATTGATATCGGCTGTCACTCCCTGGGTATCCAGCTCGATGACCAGCTCCCGGAGATACTTCCGCTTGGGATTCCCGTAATCCTGCCAATCGGTAGCGGTCTTGAGCTGCTCCCTAGGCTCAACCCAGTAGTTGTAGATCACCTTGTAGAAGCGCATCCGGACACCGCCGTTGTCGCCTGTCAGAGCGATTGAGCAGTTCCGGGCAAATGTCCCTATCCCGCCATTGACCGGGAAGCGGATCTGATCCCTGGTCGCTGTATTGAGGGTTCCCAGGACTACGCTGGTTTCCCCGTTGTTGAAGTGAGCGGTCACGGTCACGGGCTGTCCAGCCGTATCCGCATCCACAACGATCTCGACAAAGTTCTTCTCTTCCTGCTTGGCGCCGAAGTCAAGGAACTTCATGCGGAGGTCGAAGACGATATCCGATCCATCATCCTGATTGCTGGTCTCTCTTTGAAACACAAAGCCAGAGGGGTCACCGGACTGGAACTCGCCCAGGTCGTCCAGCAGCAGATAGGAAGTGGCGGGACGATCTGAAGGCTCCCACCTTGAGGTCACGAAGTCGTAAACCATCTCCTGCTTCACGGCTGAAGTGTCGGTGTAGGCGAAGTAGAGCTTATTGTCGAAGAAGCCAAGCCGTTCGCTCTCGGACTCTGCTGGATCAATCGGCTCGAACCCTTCTACGGCGAAGCCTTCAAAGAGCGTGTCGATCTTCTCGGTGAGCTTCTCAGCCCTTCCGCTGCCTGTGAACGCATAGACCCCATCGTAGGCCCGGAAGAAGATCACTCCCCCCCCCAAGGTTAAGGCAAACCTCGAGAACAGGCCCCTCGACGCGCCTGTTGCCAGCGGTTGAAAAGTGGTTGGGTCGCTGCCAACGATCCGGTAAATGGTTCGATCGGTGAAACAGTAGAGCTGATCGTTGTAGGCAAAGGGCCTACGGACCCGATCACCGCCCTGGGAAGCCACGATAAAGCCGGCTGATTCAAACTCCTCGACCTTGATGCGTCGAGAGAAGACGAGCCTATCCGGATTCGCGCTGTCGTCCACCCAGGCCCTATTGTTGTGGATGGCTATAACGCCTGACGTAGAGGGAACGTCGATTTGATTAACGTCAATCTCCTCGCCCAACTTGAGCTCTCCCTTGCCATCATTGAAAGTTGTCGTTCCGACTCCATTGGCTATGGTGTCAACAAACAGATATTGCCCGGGCAGCGTACCGCCCCTACGGTAAAGGTCTACAAAGTCCACCTGGGGATCCGTTGAGAAGGTAATAAACACATCTGCACGGTTCCGGGTAACTGTGGTCACATCGGGAGCGGTGGGAGAAAGCGGGCTGATGGTCCCGGTCACGCTGTAGCGGTAGACGTATCGCCAGTCGTAGTCTCCCTTGAGCCGAAAGGACACACCACCGACCATCTTGCCATCGTCGATGTTGACGTTAACATCTCCGCACTCGGTCGCTTCTACGACGACCCTGAAAGCGGCAACGTCAGCCCAGGTGGTCGATTCACTACCGACCCGCTGGAAGTCTCGTTTCGGAATGAAGACCTCGGTCCACTGGTTCTCACCACCAACGGCCGTGAGGAAATTGAAAGATTCGAGACTTTTAGAATCGAGAGTGGTGTCGTCAACCGTCTGCTGAATGTCGTCATCTTCGGTC